CAGCGGATTTAATTCCATACGCCCGAAACAGCCGAACGCATGATGAAGCGCAAATCGCGCAAATTGCCGCGTCCATTAAAGAATTTGGCTTTACAAATCCCGTGTTGATTGACGGCACAAACGGCATCATTGCTGGACATGGGCGTGTAATGGCGGCACAAAAATTGGGTGAAGAAAAAGTGCCGACCATTGAATTGGCACATTTGTCCGAACATCAAAAACGCGCATACATCATTGCCGACAACAAGCTGGCACTCAACAGCGGGTGGGACAACGAAATGCTGGCGCTTGAAATGGAAACATTACAAGAGGCGGGCTTTGGCATTGATTTGCTTGGCTTTGATGACAAAGAATTGAAGGGTATGTTTGGCAATTTGGATGACGCTGGCGATGATGATTTGAAAGAGCCAGTCGATGAAAGCCGCAATTTGTTAATGATTGAATGCGAAGGCGAACGCGAATTGGAAAAATTGTTTGCCGAAATGCAAGAAAGGGGCTTTGAATGCAAAATTTTAAGTTAACCCTTGCATCGCCTGTAGCCACATCGTTTCGGGCAACCAAAGCGGCAAACAGCCTTGACATTGATTCAGAAAAAAAGTCCGTCCATCATTTTGAAGTTCAAGCCGACTTAACAACGCCATTTAATATTGGCTTAATTGTTGGCGCATCTGGTAGCGGCAAGACAACGCTTGCCAAACACATTTATGGCGATGAATGTTTCAAAGAAATTTTGGACATGACGCAACCAGTCATTGACCAATTTCCTGAATCCATGTCATACGATGAATGCGCGGCAATGTTGTGCGGCGTTGGATTGACCGCTGTGCCGTGTTGGATTCGTCCCGCGTATACGTTAAGCAATGGACAACGCGCACGTGCTGAATGCGCCCTGCAAATGGCACGTGATGACATTGCAATGATTGTGATTGATGAATGGACAAGCGTTGTTGACCGCACGGTGGCAAAAGTCATGTCGCATTGCATACAGAAACACGCACGGAAAACAGGTAAAAAGATTGTGTTAATGTCTTGCCATTACGATGTGATTGAATGGCTTAACCCTGATTGGGTCATTGATGCCAACAAACAAACGTATGAAAACCGGAGGTCACTTTGGCGGGATTACAAACGAACAGAGCAATTGCAATTTCAAATTTACGAAACCGACCGTAGCACTTGGAAATATTTTAGCCGTTATCACTATTTGAGCGATTCATATCCCGGGGGGTTAACCAAAACTTACGGAATGTTTGTTGATGGTAATCAAATTGGATTTCAATGTTTTGCTAATTATGTGCCTCATAGAAAAGGTACGAAGATGATATTGCACAGTAATCGTGTGGTCATTCATCCTGATTATTGTGGATTTGGACTTGGGTTGCGTATGACTGACGCTTGTGCAGAAAAATTAAAAAATGAAGGGTACGAAATATTTGCTAAATTTAGCAGTGTGCCCATGTATAACGCACGAAAAAAATCAGATAAATGGAAATTGATGGACGTTATGAGGCATCACAAAATTGTTGTTGGCGGCAACATGAAGCGTAAAGACGGATTTAGGAAAGACGTAAAAACTTGGTCGTTTAAATATTTGTAATGCCTTATTCACCATTTAATAGCGTATGTCGTGAGCTTGGGTGTAAACAGCCACGCAGTAAATTAAATAGCTTTTGCCTTGACCATGGAGGCATGAACCACATGGGCAACGGTGAAACAAACGCATACAGCGACCCGGCATGGCGTTCATTGAGGCGCAGGCAATTAAGCACACAGCCATTGTGTCAATCATGCTTAACAAAGGGACACATTGCATCAGCCGTACACGTTGACCACGTATTCCCTTGGCGACACATCGGGCAACACGCATTTCTTAACAATGTGTTTCAATCGTTGTGCCATGAATGCCATAGCTACAAGACAGGCAAGGAACGCAAAGGAACGTTCATTCACTATGCGCCTGATGGCGAAAAGAACCTGACCAAAGACGATTACGCCTACACAATGGCTCGGGTCAACGCCGGAAATTTTTAAAAACTTAAAAAATGTCGTGTTAAGTAAATGCAAGCGCGGCGCAAAACACGCAGGTTTTGACTCAAAAGAGGGGGTTACTTAACGAAACTGCTATCATGCGGGGGAGAAAAAGGGAATTCCCTAGACGCAAGGAAAAAAATGACCAACCGACTTCCACCCGAATTGCATTTGGTTCATGGAACAGTGCAAGCGCACAAAGGCGGCAAACTGCCCGAGTCAGTCCGCAAGCGCGTACCAAAAGCTGAATGGCTGGACAACCCCGATGCTTGGGACAGGGACAAATTCATCAGCGAAACGTCCGAGTTCCTTTGGGAAACCTACGGCATTGGCTCAGACCAAGACAAGCACGTATTGGCGGCACTTGCCAATCAAATGGAAATTTACGTTAAGTGTTTGAAGGGCGTTGCCAAGGGCGGCATCATCACGCAATTCAACAACGGCGCAACTGTTGGCCCAAATCCATTCCTGACTGCTGGCGATAAAGCCTTGGCGCGAGCAATTGTGTTGATGAACGAGTTGGGCTTAACACCACGCGGGCGACTGGCGACCAACAAAACCGAAGGCGGCAAATATTCGCGTTTGCTTAGTGGGCCATGACATACGAGGATGGCATCCTGTATGCCGTGAAAGTTGCCAAGGGTGACATCCCTGTTTGCCGTAATGTGCGGTTGGCTTGTCAGCGATTCCTTAACCAACTGGAAGACAGGAATTGGGCTTGGGAATTCCACGTTGATTACGTCACGCACTTTTTGGAATTTGCACAAACGCTGGTGCACACCAAAGGACCGGACGCTGGCAAGCCGTTGTTGCTTGAGCCGTTCCAGATTTTTATCATTTGCGCCATTTACGGTTTTAGAAGCAAGAAAGACCCAAAAGCGCGGATGGTCACGGATGTGATTGTGTTTGTGCCGCGCAAAGCGGGCAAGTCCACATTGACCGCCGCCATTGCGTTGTACGAATTAAATTGGGGCGAAGCTGGTGCGGAGGTTTACACCTTGGCAACCACACGCGACCAAGCATCCATCGTGTTTAACGCCGCCACAGGCTTTGTGGAAAATATGCCACATGACATAGCACAGCTTTACAGCTTGGGCAAACGGCACATCACCAAGGCGGGCGACAGCCAAACCAAGTTCATGGCGTTAAGTCGGGACACCAAAAAATCAGGTGACGGCATGAACCCATCATGTGCCATCATTGACGAGGCGGCGCAGATTGTGGACAGGAATGCCATTGAGGTTTTGCATTCAGGCATGGTGGCGCGGAAAAACCCTTTGCGGATTTACATTACCACTGCGAGCTTTACCAAAGAAACCAAGTTTTATGAAGATATGCAAATGCTTCAGAATATGCTTACAGGCGAAGCACAGGACAATCCGCGCTGGTTTGGCTTGCTGTACAGCCTTGACCCACAGGATGATTGGCGCGACCCTAGCACGTGGGCAAAGGCAAATCCAATGCACGGCATCAGCGTGTACGAAGACGCGATTGCTGAACGTGCGGAACAAGCCAAGCACAAGCCCGCCGCACTTAACGAATTCCTTTGTAAAACACTTAACATCTATGTAAGCGCAAATTCCGCTTGGGTCGACCGCGCTTATTGGGATGATGAAAAATGCGCCATCACTGCTGAACGTGAACCAGATGCCGTGTTTATGGGATTTGACTTGGCGGCAACCCGCGACTTGAATGCCGTGTGTACGTTGAAGCGATTTGCGGATGACGATTACGAAGCGGAATTCAAATTCTTTTTGCCCGAAGATGGTTTGGCACTTATCCCCAAACATTACAGCGACATTTTCCGCGTGGCAGTTAACACAGGAATATTGCACATCACCGAAGGCAACGTAATGGATGACCGCGAAATATCGGACTACATCATTGGGCAAGCCGCCAAATACGACATAAAGGAAATTGGCTTTGATGCTTACAACGCGGCATCGTTGGTTGCTCGATTACACGATGCTGGCTTGCCTGTTAAGAAAGTCGGGCAAGGCATGGCGGTGTTAAGCAACCCAAGCAAGCACGTTGAAAAGTTAATATTGAATCACGCTGTTAAGCACGATGGCAATCCATTCGTTGGCTGGCAACTTGGCAACTGTGAAGTTTATGAAGACGTTAACGGCAACGTGAAGGTAAGAAAAAATGAAAGTGACAAAAGCGCAAAGGTTGATGGCATAATCAGCCTCATCATTGCGATGCACTGTTCTTTGGACAATCCCACGCAATCAGGCTTTGGTTTCCGCACTTTTTAGAGGTGAATC